GTACTACCCGCCCAAGGTATAATTACACTTGGAGTTGGAACCCAAACGGCTCGAAAGGGCTGCAATATGGCGGCGACAAGATTCACACTCGCAACGGATACCGATGGAAGCATCCTGTTCACGAAATTTTAACGCCTTCAATTGAAGAATCTCAGGCTTGGATTGATTTGGAAATCCATCATCATCCTGATAATGATAAATCTCGCGGGCAGTATTACCCTCTTTTGCGCCTTGCAATTCAAGAGGACCCCGACAATGATCGCAACACTTTTTATTATGCCCGTGAACTATATTTCAACAATGAGTTTGCCGAAGCAACGATTCAATTTAAGCGTCATTTAGCTTTGCCGAAGGCAGTTTGGAAACCTGAGCGAGCTGCCTCAATGCGCTACCTTGCAAAGATGGATGCCGAAAACCAAGAAAGTTGGTTATTACAGGCAATCGCTGAATCGCCAGGCAGCCGTGAACCAAGGGTTGATTTAGCCCAGTATTACTATTCAAAAAGCAAATGGCTTAGTTGTTACGCCATCGCCCACTCAGTTTTAGAAATAACCGAGCAACCGCTTGAATATCTAGTAGAGTCGGATTGTTGGGGATACTTACCCCACGATTTGATTGCAATTTCTGCATATAATCTAGGCAACTACAAAGAGGCTTTGGAGCAAGGGTTAAAGGCTTTTGAACTTGCGCCTTGGATTGATAGGCTTAAAGATAATGTTCAATTTTACAAATTAAGTGCAACCGAAGAACCAACAGAATAGGAAATGCAGATGCTCCGGGGGGATATTCTTAAAGAGGCTTCACGCCTCACGCACGGCGACAGAAACAAAAACTATGGCGACCCGCTAACAAATCACCAACGCATTGCAGCTCTTTGGTCGGTTTATCTTGAAGTTGAGATTACACCCGCCCAAGCCGCAATCTGCTTAGCGTTGGTCAAGGTTGCTCGCCTAATTGAATCGCCCGATCATCTTGACAGTTTTATTGATGGCGCCGCGTACTTCGCCATTGCAGGGGAGATTGCCCATCGTGAAGGATAAACTGCTTGTAATCGTACCCACACGGGGGCGACCTCATAATGCACAGGCATTACGCGATGCCTTTGATAGCACTCAAGCAACTGCTGATTTGTTATTTGTTGTTGACAAAGATGACCCTGAATTTGCGGGCTACGATGTCGCCGATATTGATTACATTTTAATTGAAAACACCACTCGCGGGATGGCTTACCCGCTAAATGAAATGGCAAAACAATATGCCGAGCATTACAAATATCTTTGTTTTATGGGCGATGATCACAGACCGCGAACCCATAAATGGGATGATAAATTGGTCAGCAAACTTCAAGATGCGCCTGCCCTTGCCTACGGCAATGACCTTTTCCAAGGTCAGAGCTTGCCAACAATGATTGCAATGACTTCGGATATTGTCACCGCCCTTGGCGGGATGGTGCCGCCTAATATGCGCCACCTTTATCTTGACAATTTTTGGCTACGCCTTGGAACTGATTTGGGCAAAATCACCTATTGCCCTGAAATCATAATTGAGCATTGCCATCCGCTAATTGGTAAAGCTGAGATGGATGAAGGTTACAAAACCGTTAATGCTGCTGAGGTTTACACCGCAGACAGAGATGCCTTCAACAACTTCATCAATTCTTTTATGTATAAGCAACTTCTTGAGGCGCTTAGATGAAGATTCTGATTACCGGCAACGCGGGCTTTGTTGGTCGCGCTTATCACCGCGCCTTTGGCGATCAACACGATATAACAGGAATTGACATTGCCAACGGCATTGATGCCCGCGATTTCTTTGCTAAAGATGACACACACTTTGACCTTGTTATTCACCTTGCGGCAGTAGTCGGCGGCAGAGCCACCATCGAAGGTAATCCCTTGGCAGTTGCCACCGACCTTGCCATTGATAGCGATCTCTTTCAATGGGCGCTTAGAACCCGCCCGAACAGAATCATTTATTATTCTTCATCGGCTGCTTATCCTGTTTATTTACAGACAGGTGAGATGCCAATTATGTTGGAAGAAAAAGACATTGATTTGAGCCAAATCCGCACCCCCGATTTCAGCTACGGTTGGGCAAAATTATCGGGTGAGATGTTGGCAATGTATGCAAGGCGCGAAGGTTTAAAAGTAACAATCCTGCGCCCGTTTAGTGGGTATGGTCAAGACCAAGATTTAGATTACCCTTTCCCATCATTTGTCAGCCGTTGTTGGAACCAAGAAAAAGAGTTTAAGATTTGGGGCAGCGGGAAACAGGTTCGAGATTTCATCCATATTGACGATGTGGTTAAGGGCAGTTTAGTAGCTGCGCAAAATGATGTTGAAGTTATGAACCTTTGCTCAGGCGTTCCCGTGAGTTTTATTGAACTTGCTGAAATGATGATGGATATTAGCGGGCATCGGGTGCCGATTGTGACCGATGAAACCAAACCTGTTGGTGTAATGTTCCGAGTTGGCGAGCCAAGCAATATGCTCAAAGTGTTCACGCCAAAGATTTCGCTTGAAGAAGGAATTGCTCGAAGTTTTCAGATTTAGTGCGTTCACCGCACCCCCAAGAAAGAACCCCCAACAGCCGTTCCTGTTGGGGGTTCTTTCGCCTTTTAACTAGGCGTAATCTTTCAAGTAAGCAACAATCACTTCACTTATGTTCTTGCCTTCGCTTTCAGCTTTCTCTTTGGCAGCGCGCCATAGTTCTTCATTGATTCGAATTGAGCGTTGCGGGGTAACCATTACAAACCACCTACGCATTTGAGGGCATCGCCCCAACAATAACCTTGCGATGTCCACCAAAGGTTCTTTGCGATCTCAATTACTAACCAAACGCCAACGATGATGAAGGCGGTTCTAACTAAACGCCATTTGCGGGTCATTCTCATTTTACTGCTCCCATTTCTTTTAGAGTATTGCGCATTTCAACTAACTTGATGATTGATTGGCAAAGTGCCAAATCTATTGTTTCAAAGGTGGCGTTTTGTAGGTCAAATCCATCTTCAAGGGTTTGATTGACTTCGGCAACGCCTGTTGTTAGGTCAAGGTAAAGCGATTTCATTGCGCTCATTTAGAAAGCCCCCATTCCTTTTGAAGTTCTTTGTATTCGGATTCAGTAACAACGCCTTTGTATTCGTTACAGTTGAAACAAACTTTCTCATTATCAACCTTGTTATCGCAAAACACGCAGTAATAAATAGCCATTATTTGCCTTCCTTTCCATCTTGCGCGTTACATAAGTTGTCTAAAAACATTCCAAACGATTGCTTGCTTTCAAAAGTAACGCGCACTTCATTGCCATCAGCATCTTTTATATCAAGTCGAATATCGCCAAAGAAATTATTAACTTGGTAACTTGCTGACTTTAAGGTGACTACATTGGTTTTGCCGGGAAATTGTGTGATGTTCATTATTTGTTCTCCAATTCTTTACAAGTTTCACATTGTAGATTTGCGCCACCAAGAAGGTGAGTGTAGTAAGAATCCCAAGTGCCAAGTTCTGTCCAATAACTGATGCGCTTTGGGTTAGCAACAATTGCTGACTTCAAATAAGTTCCTGCGTGATCTTTACAGGTGACTTCACCTGTTGTGTCTTGAATCCAAAGTTGTGTAGTCATACTAAGCACACCCCCAAGATGTGAAGTTCGTTGATTGATTTAATAGCATCTTTCTTTGTTCGTGCATCTTCAATAATGAAGCAATCAAACCAATCTGGAATCCAACGATTATTAACAAATTGGCAATCTTCTTTTTTGTAAGCATCCCAACCATCATCGTGTTTCCAATAAACAATCTCACAACATTTTTTGCTCATTTGTTTTTCCGTTCTATTGGAAACCCGTTCGTTTTCCAATAAGCCAACCTTAGCATTTGTCACGACATAGTGTCAAGACACGCTCAAGCATTTTGGCAATTATTTTTGCTTTTCTCTGCCGGTCTGAGCCTGTTGCCCACCCCACAAATACCCCTCAAGCGGGTAGAATTGACCCCTATGACCACGATTACGGGCTACCAAGGCAAAGGCTTTGCCATCCTTGGAGCTGACAGCCAAATCACCGATGGTGACAAACGCATCATTTCCCCTTCAACGCCCAAAATCGTCAAGGTCGGCAAGTACCTTTTGGGGGTCTGCGGAGATTGCCGGCCAGGTGATGTGCTTATGTATAACTGGAAACCGCCTGCATATGATGGCACCGACCCCGTTGGCTTTATGGGTCGAAAGGTGATTCCAAGCATTATCAAGGCGTTCAAAGACAATGGCTACGATTACCAAAAAGAAGGCGCGAGCTTTGCCTACTTGCTCGCCTTCAATGGCAATATCTTTGAAATTGGCAATGATCTAGGCATTTCCCAATCTCAAGACTTCACCTACGGCATCGGGTCGGGTAGCGCGTACGCCATTGGCTATCTGACTTCAATGGCTGATGTTTATGGCGAAGCAACAGGAGAAACACTAAACATTGACACCGCCACCAACGCCATCAAAACTGCTCTAGTGCTTTCAGCTAAGTTTGATGTGAACACTTCAGCACCCTTTCAGGTTGAGATTCAATTTAGCCGTTAGCGTGTCGCGATCAGGTTTATGGTGTAGTTTGTGTCACCCTTGACCTTGAACGGAAAGGAAAACGCCAAATGTTTTGGTTAACTCTAATTGTAATTATTATTAGCATCATTTCGATTGTCGGCATTTTTGCTGATAACAATGGCGAGATTTAATGTCTAAAGCCAAAGCAAAGGGAACCTCAGCGGAAACAGCCGTTGTCAAATTCTTAATTGATAACGGTTTTCCCTACGCCGAACGCCGTGCGCTAAATGGCGCACTTGATCTTGGCGATATAACAGGAACCCCTGCATTGGCTTGGGAAGTTAAGAATCACAAAACCTATAAGATTCCTGCTTGGTTAAAAGAAACCGAGTTGGAAACCAAGAACGCTAAAGCAGACTTTGGCGTTTTGGTTGTAAAACCTAACGGCGTTGGTGTCACCAACACCGCTAATTGGTGGGCGATTATGTCGCTAGAACAAATCACCAATTTACTTCGAGAAGCAGGCTACGGAACAAGGAGATGAACTTTGACATATTCAGCGATTCCCCAAAGTTTACCAAAGCCAAATGTGCGCAGATTGACGATAAAGATTATTTCTTTCCGGACAATAAGCGTGATGAGGCAGAACGCCTGCCCCGACTCAAGCAAATCTGCGGGAGTTGTATCCATAGAGAGGAATGTTTGGAGTACGCACTTGACAAACGCATTGTTTACGGATTTTGGGGCGGTTACACCGCTGACCAACGCCGATCAATCAACCGTAGAGGTCGAAAGATTAAGCTGACAAATAAAGCGATGTTAATTCGCCAAATGTTATCTGAAAACAAAAGCGCCAACGAAATCGCCATCACCCTTGAGTGTTCATCGCAATATGTGTACAAAATTGCGGCTCAAATTGAATTGGCGGCTAGAGAAGGAGCAATCCAATCAAACCAAACACAAAAAGAGTCATCAATAGAATCGCCCTTATCTTGGTGGTTAGCACGGTGACTTCACTATTGGTTCAAGCAATAAATCCAACACCTGCCATTCCTGAATTGGTCATTTACAAAGAACGCCCGATTCTGATGCAGGTTGATCATAAGGAACTCGCTCGCGAGCTACTTACAAAAAAAGATTTCAAGTGTTTTAGTTTGCTTATGGGTAAAG